CGTAGGTGCAACAGATGCAGCAGGTGATCCTAGTGCATCATCAATTCCAAACAACCTTCGTGGTTGGTGGTTAGCAGAGCTCTAATATGGCACAATACTACAATTCTATAAAAACAATGAAAACCGCCCGTATCGGGACAATACTTCCGTGGGGTGGTGATGGTAATGAAGGATTCACAGCATCAAATATTCCTAAAGGATGGAAGGTGTGTGATGGACAAGTAGCTAGTGCTAGTGATTATCCATTACTATTTTCTGAAATTGGAAATACATATGGTGGAACTGCTACAGGAGATTTTCCAAATTATACTGGTGAATTTTTCTTTCCTAAGTTAACCAATAAATGTATGATGGATTTAGAGTCTGCACATTTAGATGATGTCAAATATCAGTATGGTCAAGGAAATGTTAAAGATATTGTTGTAGATGCTGTAGGGACTAAATTTGGTGATTATATAGATGGTTATGGAACAACCGCAGTTATTAAAACTAGTTGGTCTGCTAATGCTGATATTGATTTTGGTTTATCTGATCCCGATCTAAAATTATCTGGAAAGATAACCAATATGGGAATAACAGATCCAGATTTTACTGCTACAGTGACTACTTTAAATAGAAAACTAGGTATTAACCATACTCCTGGTCATAGTCATCAAGGACAATTTTCCTCAGCTCAGGCTAGTTTTTATGGTCCACAAATTTGGAAACCAACAAGTTTAACTATTTCTGGAAGTACAGATCACCCCAACTGTTCTGTTGTTAAATCAATCAATCATACATGTGATCTAAATCCTTCAGTTGGACAAGCACCAGACTGGGCTAATGGTAGAACACTAACAGCTTTTTATGGTAGTGATCAACATGAACATACATTACCATCATTAGAGAAATTTCATAATTATGTAAATGATGCTGGTAAGGATTATTGGTCTGAAGTACCTGCACCAGACTGGCATGATGGAACTCCAACTAGAAATAGTCCACAAGCAACGAGTCAGAGTGTTGATTTTGTTAGTACTAATGCCTTTAGTAGTAATTTTAATTATGATCCAGTAAAAACTCATGCTGAACCTGCATGGAGTGGTTTATTTCCTAGACCATTTATATTTGGTAATAGAAGAAATTATTTTGGACATAGTAAGGGAATATTTAACAATCTGCAAGATAATCCAGAAGATCCCTCTGACTTCTTCTCTGTCAGTAGTGTTCAAGTTGGTATTGGTGTTAGTGAGATTCAATTACCAGCAGGAACAGACATTAGAAGTTCACATGGTACTGCACCAGATAATTGGTATCAATATGATAAAATTCATCCTTGGATGATGGTTGATGGAGATTGTTTTGCAAAAGGAACTTATATCTCTAGTATTGAGAGACAAGGTACTGACGATAGTGATTGGGTTTATACTATTAAATTAAGTGCAGCAACTACTAATACTACTTCTGGTCAATTTACTGCAATTTTTAAACAGGGAACTTTTGGAACTTCTTTAAGTAATTTTGGAGATAATAATCCAAATAGTTCTGCTTTTACATCACATGGTCATGGAACTTTTGATATTCAAATGGGAAGAGGATCATTGAATCCACCAGCAACATTTCCATTAAATGATATAAGTGTTGGTTCTGTTTATCCAGAAAGTCTTAATGATGCTCTAAATATTATTGTTGATACTGCTCAACCAAATTTGACAATAGTTTTTCTTATTAAAGCATACTAATGGCAAAATTATATTCAAACGAAAGATCAAAGTATGGTAATCTAACAGGTCAGATAATTATTTGGCCAGTAGAAATAAATCCTGATATTAATTCTTCCTCAAATAAAGAAAGTTTGCCTTCTGGTTATTTGAGATGTGATGGTTCGGTTCATAATGTAATTGATTATCCTGCACTTGCTGCTATATGTGGTATTGGACAGAATGGAAAATTTGTCAGAAAAAATATTGCTGGAAATCCAGTACAATCATTAACTGATAATCAATTCGTAGTACCCGATCTTGGTTCTAAATATCCACTACCAACTCCAGGTGCTGATGCTGGTGTATATAAGAATATACGTAAAACTAATACTCTTGGTAATGAAATAAGTCGTTCTGGTATTGGTATTGAAGCAACATCAACATTAGGAACAGTTATTGACGTAACATATTCTGGTTCATTTACTGTACCTTCTCAGGTTATTGATCTTAAAGGAAAACCATCATGGACATGGGGAACTCTCGCTGGAAAACAAACTGAAACAGAAGCGGTTGATAGCACAGCGATTGCAGGTCATATGCATTTTGGTAATATTAGAAGAGCAAGACTTAAATCAACAAATGAAATTGATGTTTCTGCACCAGCAACAATAAAGGATCCACAAGCTGCTGGTTTAGTTTCTTATTGGAATGCTAGTACAATACCAATTCAAGACTGGATGGATAATACGGTTGCTAGTGGTACTGCTGGTAGTCCACCTGCATTTCCAGGTAACAATCAACCAGCATGTAGAGCATTTGCATCTAATGAAGCAGCGAAAGCTTTACAATTTAAGTTTGGTGCATTTACAGGAGCTTTTGACCCCACTGCATACAGTGGTGCTTGTTATAATGATGGTGCTACACTTTCAATTTCAGATTGGAGAACTAAATGTTTATTAAATGTTGGTTGGAATAATTATCCTTTAAATCCACCTAACTATCAGATATCGCCAGGTGTTCAACCTAATTATTCATCTGGTACTTTGTTTTTAGGAATATGTTCAACATTTTTAGATAGTACTGGTAATTCAACTCAAAATAAAAATGTTTCAGCAACTTATACTGCCACTTCTGCTAGTGTACCACTTGATTGGAAAAATGCAACCTTACATGATGTAGTGCCATTAAATAGTAATCTAAATACAGATAGTAGCAGAATATACGCAGATTTATTTAACGAAGTATCTGAATCAATTGATTTAACTCAAACAACTGATCCTACTGCTCACTTTCATAAAGTTGATCTAGATAGAGGAACTCATAGTTTTAAATTGGTTACCGATGCTATAGAATTAAGTCCAGATGATTTAAAAACTACATTAAATTTATCTGTTGATAATGCAGTATCTGTTGACAGTGTAGTTTCTCCATTTATAGTTTTAGAATATCTAATAAAGATTTGAGTTATGACGATAGCACCAAATCCTACTTATAGGAATATTAGAAAGAATTTTTATACGGATAAGGCATCTGATACCACTGAGATTGGCACTATTATTAGTTCCATGAAGGCAGTTACAGATATTCATGATAATTCATTTATACCAACACCACCATCTTATGATTTTAGTACAGGTCAGATAACTAGGGAAACTGCTGGTAATGCTCAGACAGCAGTTAATCCAGAGTATCAATATCCTGGGTACATATATTGTGATGGATCAGAGTATAAAATAGAAGATTATCCAGCATTATATAAAATAATTGGTAATGATTATGGTGGAACATCAAGACCAGGATTAGAGTTAGTTAATGGTGGTAGTGGTTATCCGACTGGAGGTGGTGTAACTATTACATTTTCTGCACCAACAGGAAATGCTAATGATAATCAAACTATTGAAGCACAACTTTCTATAAATGCTAGTGGTGTTATTACAGATGTAATTACAACAGCATTGGGAAAAAATTATAGCAGCGATCCTACATTTACTCTACAAAATGCAGGTACTGGTAGTGGATTGCAATTAAAATTTAATTTTAATGCTGATGGAGAACTTGAAGATATTAAACCAACGAATGTATTTAATTATCTCGGTGAACATTTAGGTACTGGTGCAAAAACTCTTGGAACATTTATGGTTCCAGATTTAAAATCAAAAAAACATCTTATTACTACTATGAATATTGAAACTACTATTCTAGATTTTCAACTAAGTAATACGTTTGAAGAATATGAATCTCACATGAATGCTGAGGAACAACAGTCGATGTTTAAAGAAATGGGAGTTAAAACATTTTATATTGGTAAATCATTAGATGAA